CGACCAGTAGGAACATGCCGCTGAAAGAACCGGAGATCCGGGAATACCACCGCATGAAGACGTGGAAAGAAGAACCGAAAGTGCCGGATGGGTATTACCTGGACAGGGAAACACTGCATGAGGGCGTAAACCCGGTCACGGGGTACAGATACAGAACCTATACGTTATTGCGATACCGGAGGGAATAGATATGGACATTGGAATGAATAAGCCGGAACTGGGTGCTGTCACGGGATTCTGCCGCTTTTGCGGGCAGAGCATGATGGTTGTGCTGGATGACTCGGTAGACAAGGGAGAAATTCAGCCGGCAGCGGATGAAGCGGCCACGCGGAGCTGCAGCTGCCGCAAAGGCGAAGCATATCGGGAAGAGGTCTTCATCAAAGAAGAGGCGGAAAAGCTGATCGGAGAAATGCTGGATACCGATTATCCGGAGATCGCTGAAGTGTTCCGGGAAGCAATTCCATTCATCTGGGGAGGCTCTATAAAAAGACTGATATGCACGACAGACCATAACGGACAGGCACTGATATTCAGGGAAAAGAACGGGATAAAGATCAAAACATCGAAGAAGCTGGAGACAGAGGCAGTGGCCTCATATTGAGGAGGGAAAGAGTATGAAACACATTCTGCGATGCATATTGGCAGCGGTACTTTCAATACTTTGCACAGCTGTGCCTGCCAAGGCAATGACGGTAGATGAGTATATGGAGGAATTGTCCGCCAGGAAAGACGCAGAGGCCGTGCAGGCAATGTCGGAAGTATGGGTGATCGAAAGCGGATGCCTTACGGAGCACGCATCGGAAGAACTCCTGGCAGCGGCCGTTGATCTCGCGGAAGCACTCCCAGAGGAGAGCGAGCATAGGGAGAATCTTGCCGTCATTGCGGAGGCAGCGGCAGCGGAGCTCAATAAGCCAAAGATGCACCTGTATGGGGTATGCACTATTACGCATTACTGCAACTGCGTTCAGTGCTGCCACGAATGGGCCGGATGTAATACCGCGTCAGGAGTACCTCCCACGCCATGGCATACCGTGGCTCATAATTTCTTACCCTTTGGCACAAAAGTCATGATAGACGGCGCGATCTATACCGTAGAGGACAGAGGTGATGCCAATATGTCAAATGGCGACTGGTTTGATATTTATGTATCCGACCATCGCACAGCCAGTGGGCAGGGGATGCACCAGTCAGAGGTCTATATCATTGACGAAGAAAGCGAGACAGATGAGTAGGGAGAGCATCATGAAAGAGGTTCCGTCAGATTTTAAGGAGTTTATGCAGGATGTCATCATCCTGCTGGAAGACATTAAACAGGCCATTGAGGAACAGTCCGCTTCGAAAAGGAAAGAAGAAAACGATAAGGACTTAGATAAATAAAGATATCGCAGGGCTCTGCGTGGAAGCAGTAACGGCAGTGGAAGCGGCAGAGGGTGCCAGAGGATGTGTGCAGCCACTTATCAAACAGAACAAAACAATAAGAATTGGTATCAAGACTATTTCACTCTTCTTTGCACGTATCTAAGGGGAACTGGCAGGGCCCGAGGGGCGGCGGGCATAAAAAAGTAAATAGCGGAAGTGCTGAGGACGCTCAGCAGGGACTCCACCATGAAGGGAGGGAAACGGTGAAAACACATCGGATAAAGCTTAACTATGAGTTCCAAGACGCCATACTGAGCGGAGAAAAGACGTTTGAGGTGAGGTTAAACGATCGTGGCTATCAAAAGGGAGATCGGGTGCAATTTCATGTAAATGATCGGAAGAACGTTGAAGAGCCGCTGGACAATAAAACATTTGAGATAACCTACGTTTTATCTGGATGGGGAATAGAAAAGGATTATGTCGTGTTTGGGATACGAGAGGTATGAGATGGCGGATCCAATAGACAGACAGGCGGCTATTGACTGGTGCTTGGAAGGATTGAACAATATGCCATCCGCACAGCCAGAACCGAAGTGGATACCGTGCAGTGAGAGATTGCCAGATGAGTATGGGGATTATCTTATCACAAAAGAAACAATAGGATGGAACATGTCGGCATACAGAACGATAGATATTGCTTACTTTGACACTGTTTGGCATAAAGCGGATAAGGTGCTTGCATGGATGCCGCTACCAGAACCTTATCAGGAGGGAACAAATGAGTGATGCACTGATCAGCCGGGCGGAGGTGGTGAAGACCATCCGGGAGCTCTACGAGTGGGGCACACCCACGGAGGAGGAGCTGGTGCAGGCCATCCGGCAGCTGAGGGGCAAGGCGAAACAGAGCAACCACCTCGACCATGGGAAGATCATGGCACTGTACAAGGCAGGGTGGCGCGTGGTGGAGATCGCGGAGGAAATGCACTGCACGACGGCAGCGGTATACAACCATTTGAAAAGAGAGAGAACTGGCTGAAAGGAGAAGGCGATGCAGGAGCGGGATATCGAGGTCTATCTTGAAGTGATCAAGAATGGAGTCAGAATTTGCCGAAAACAGATCCCCGCGGAGTCGGAGATCGGACAGGTAGCACCTGCTATCATGATCAATCTGAAAAGCAGGGAGCACTTCCTCGAGATCAACAAGGATGCCTGGAATATGTCAGAACGTTTGAAAGAGAAGGAAAAGCAGAAGCGTTTGGAAGAAAAGATGCTTGCTGCAAGATAGGAGTCGGGAATGAATGCAAGGACAAAGAGAATACTGGCGGAGCTTATCGAAGCAGATGTTCTTTCTGAAGATGAAATGCAGACCTTGTACGCTTTGATGAAAGGACTGGAAGAGTATGCAGAGAGTCTGCTTCAGAAGCATGGAAAGGCGTCAAGGCAGCGGGAGGTAAAGAGCATAAAGGCTTTCGTAATCAAGATCCATCCGGACGATGAGAAAGAATGACACTAATGACTACTGAGGAAAAGAAGGAGTGGCTGCTCAGGTACCGCAGGGCAGTTCTTCGCCAGCAGGCTATGCATGATGATATCGAAGCATTGCGGGCAGCCCGAATGTATCCGGGAACGCTCCTTCCGGACGGAATGCCGCATTCATCTTCTGGATCTGATCTGTCCGAGTATGCAGCGGCACTGGATGATCTGCTGGATAAGTGGGACAAAGGCATGGAAAAGAGACTGAAGATCCGGCAGGAGATCCAGACGGCTATCGATCAGCTGGAATCGTCGGATGAGGCAGCGGTCCTTATGTATCGCTATCTGTCACTGGTCCAGTCAGAACGGCAGAAGAGACTGGGACTGGAAGGAACGAGAAAAAGGACATTCGAAGACATTGCCAGGAGAATGGGGTATTCCGTAGACGGCGTCCTGGTATTACACAGGAAGGGATTGAAAAATCTGGTCATACCGGAGAAAACTGTACAGTAAATTACAGTCTTTTACAGTGTTTCGTATGCTACAGTGGTAGTACCAGATTATGGGTAGAGACACTATTCCTCCTGCAGAAAGGGCGCCGCGGTAATCCCGCGGCGTTTCGTTTTACAGAAAATACCCACCCCCACCATTGGAAAGATATGAAAGCACAGAGATCTGATCGTGCCCCTGGCAACCGTGGGGCGTTTGAGAATGCCCGCCGGAAGATACTGGCCACCCAGACGATCTGCGGAATCTGCGGAAAACCAGTGGACTTCTCTTATAAGTATCCGCATCCATTATCGCCAACAGTGGACCACATTATCCCGGTGTCGAAAGGCGGACACCCCTCCGACATAGACAATCTGCAGCTGGCGCACAGGTGCTGCAACAGGGAAAAAGCGGACAAGCTCATGACAAGAAATGTGACGCAGGAAGAGGCTCCGCTTGTATCAAATCAGCTGCTGGAGCAGCATGCGGACTGGATGAATTACCGCGCACCTAAATGACACATTTTGAAAAGGAATGAGAGGGGGGAGGGACCCCTCCACGCACCCCTCCCGTCAACCACCGGCGCAACTGCACAAAAAAACACACGGAAAGGAATCTGCAATGGCAGAGTACAAAGGAATCGACTGGCTCAGGTCCAAACTGGCGATGAAAGCAGCCAGGGTAAAGCTGAGATATGAGTATTACGAAATGAAGAATATTGCCAGGGATTTCAACATCTCTACGCCTCCGGATCTGCGGTATTGGATGGGGACGCTGGGATGGTGCGCGAAAGCTGTGGACAGTCTGGCCGACCGCCTGGCATTCGACCGATTCGAGAACGATGTCTTTGACATGAACGGGATCTATGAGGCGAACAACAAGGACATCCTCATTGACAGTGCATTCCTCGGTGCTCTGATTGGATCGTGCGATTTTATTTACATCACAGAAGATGAGAGCGGATTTCCGCTGATGCGGGTGATCGATGCGCGGCATGCGACCGGAATTATTGATCCGGTCACCAACATGCTGAAGGAAGGCTATGCGGTTCTCGAATTTGACGAATATGATAAGCCGCTGGTCGAAGCGTACTTCGTTCCGGGAAGTACGACCGTGATCGAAAAGGACCGCAGCCAGTATACCGTGGAGAATGACGCTCCGTATCCTCTCCTGGTGCCGGTGATCAACCGGCCGGATGCGGTGAGGCCGTTCGGTCATTCCCGTATCAGCCGGGCATGCATGTCGATCGTCGGGTCTGCGATCCGGACCGTGAAGAGGTCTGAGATTGCAGCGGAGTTCTATTCCTATCCGCAGAAATATATACTCGGGATGAGCGAGGATGCGGAACAGCTTGATACCTGGCGGGCGACGATGTCGTCCATGCTGCGGATCGACAAGGATGAAGACGGCGGACACCCGACCGGCGGGTCCTTCCC